TACTAATATTTTTACAACACCACTGCCGCCGTTAAATCCAGCACCACCGCCACCACCAGTATTGCCTGTTCCAGCACCAGGGTTTTGACTTGTACCATTTACAACATCGCCTCTGCCGTAACCACCGCCACCTTGGCCTCCAGTTCCACCACTACCACTTGATGTAGCATTGTTGTCACCACCTCCGCCACCACCGGCATAGTAGTTACCATCTACCCATTGTAGACCAGCACCACCATTAGCACCACTGGCTGAAGCACCTGCGCCACCACCGCCTCCACCGAGACTGTTTACTACAGCATTTGCGCCGCTGTTTCCTTTACCGTTACTGTTACTTATGTTTGATGAAGCGCCTGTGGTAACTCTATTGGAATAGGCCATGCCTCCTCCACCACTACCGCCTTGTAGGCCAGCGCCACCACCGCCTCCTTTGACAGTTAAACTGCCTACGGTTGTGTCATAACCATTTTGGGCATCAACACTACTTTGTCTTGCTTCTCCGCCTCTGCCTAAGTTTATTGATATTGTGCCACCTGTGTAATCGCCGTTTAAATCCCATGTATAGAATGTTTGATCGAGGTATTCGCCGGCACCTCCACCACCACTTTTACGACCAGCAGGGTTAGTAATAATATCTCTGTCATCACCTCCACTACCGCCACCACCTACTGCTAATACTCTTATAATGCCCGGCTCATTCACAGTAAATGTTTGTGTGCTGTTAACATTAGTAAAAGTATGTATAGTGTAGTTTGCTCCATCTATGGTTACAGTTGAAGTAGAGTTACCTCCACTNGTTTCTGCCCATTGTGAAGCACCTGCGATAAATCCTTGTCTAGCCGCAAANGGCATTACACAAATCCTCTGCCTAAACTTGCGAAGTATGTTGTGCCATCATAGAAGAAACTTATAACATCAATGGCATTGCCTGCCGTGCTTAGTGTTTTTAGTCCACCTGCCCATTTTATGTTACTACCTGCTGTAAGTGTTCTTGAACCAGTGCCATCTTGTGTAATAATAAGTGTAAATGATGTTCCTGCTACAGCATTACCTAAACTGTTTATGGTTATGCCGCCTGTTGCTGTTACACTATATATTGTGCCGTTATCTACATTTAAACTGCTCGATATATCGCCACTTTGATTACCTAATGCTACTACAGTTTCTTGGAATGCTTTAAGTGTTAAGTCTGCTGTGGTTAAAGTACCTGTGCTTGGATTAAATGTAAGTTTACTGCTTGATACTTCTTGAGGTTGATTACCACTTGTTCCGCCTACAAAACTAACATATTTTGTAGCATTTTCAGTAGTATTATCACTTATTGCTGTATTTGTAGCATTTGTGGCATTGTCAACTGTATCAGCAGGATTAAATGTAAATACACCTGTTCCGCTGTTGAATGCTAACTGTCCGCCGCCACTTGTTGAGCCTGTTGTAACACTTACTGCTGATCTGCTTCTTGCGTTAGTGTGATAAAGATTTGTTGAACCTTCTGTTAAACCATCTGTGGTTAAACCACTTAAACTTGATGGTGCTCCTGTTAAGGATCCTACAAAACCACCTGTTGATGTAATAACATTAGCAGTTTCTATTGGTCTGTTAAATACAAACTTACCTGCTGTTGCTGATGCTAAATCTACAGGATCATATTCTAAAACTTCTATATTTGTGCCGAATCTTCTGTCTGTTAGTTTTAGTTTACTTTCACCTTCTGCTAACTTCCAATAATATTCTTGGTTTACAACATCTGCGGCTTGAAAGTTTGCCTTTGGTATTGTTATTGTGGCTGTGCCATTTTCATCAATATTTGTGTTATGTGCTACGCCAGTGTTTAAACCTGTTGTAAGACCAGCATCTGTATATAACTCCAGTAACACATTAAATAACACTTTACCGTAGTATGTGTTACCATTTACTGCTGTTCCAAATGATCCACTAAAGCCACTTAGCACAACACTCATACCATTTGCCCAATCCTCCGGTATTTTATTATGTTTACTTGTGGCATTGAATCTTGGAGCATCGCCCGCCTGTCCTGCGGCAAATCTAGCAAAAAAGTTACCATTGTTTGCGGTGCCTCCAGTATTTGTAGTAAAGTTACCTCTGTCTAATCTAAATACCCAGTCTCTGTTTAAATCTTTGTTTCTGCGTATACCTAACTCTAAGTCACCTATTTCTGTTTTTCTGCTTTCAGCACCATGGCCTACAACTAATCTTGAACCTTTTGTAATATCTGTGCTTTGTGTTAATGCTGAAGCATAAGATTTTTTACGTTGGCCTAAACCAGTAGAATAAGATCCGTTACCAGTATTTGGACTAACTGGTTTTAGTTCAACTGTGTCACCTGCCAAATATGTAAAGTTTCCACCATTGTAACTAATACCGTCACCGTTGTTTGTTCCCATTTTGGAACTTCTGCTAGTTGAGTCTGTTGTTAATAAAGTAACTATGCCTTCTGTTTTACTGCCTGTAAAATCATCTGCGTAAAAACTTAACTTTTGGTTAGCATAATATGTAGAAGGACCGGATATTGTTTGTGATCTACTCCATGCCATGACTCTACCAAGTTCGTCACCATTTTTAGCATATTGTTCACCTAAAGCAGTTTCAAAATCACCATCTATGGATGATAAAAATACTCTTGGTCCAGCCGCATCTCTAAAGTAGTTATTGTTTACCATACCACTGTTTTTAGTATGTTGCGTTATGTTTAACTGTGTTACTGGCAACGTTGAAAAATAGTTTGTATCTAACTTACCATTATAACCTATGTTCATACCAAACGATTTAAAACTGTCCGCAAAAGGTCTGTTACCAATATTGGTATTTTTACCAATAGTCATATTATATGGTGCGTTTAGTGTTGGCCCGGGGACATCACCAGTTATACCATTAGGATCTGCTAATGTAACTTTACTGTTTGTTAAGAAAAACGGATTTGCGTTATCTACTACACCAAACTCGCCTACTGCTAAGTTAGGCGATGCTGTAAAGTCTGTGGGTCTAGCATATTGGGTCATACCAAAACTGTCTTTCTTTAAAATACCTAAATAACCATAAGTGTTAGTGCCACTACCACCGGCATCTTCACCATTTGCCACTGAGAAACCTAATAATCTGCCATCGTCATAGAAGCCGGGGGCAGTTTCTAATACAGTATAATCAGGCGGATTATTTATTTGGGTTTTACCGCTATTGTTTACTGATCTTGATGCGGTTGCGTTTAATGTTATAGTTTTTGCTGTGGCATTTTTGCTTGAAACTTTTAAAACTACACCGTCAGCATCAAAACCACTGTCTCCATATGTGCCTATTGCTTCGTAACCACTATGTATAACATCACCTACATTTATGTCATTTATAGCCGCTTCAATGACTGATGCTGTTGTGCTGTAAGCAAAACCACCGTTACCATTGAAACCTGCTTGCCTTTGAACACCGTTTATAACTACTGTGGCATTACCTGCCGTTGTAGTTTGGTTAAAAGCATAACCATTTGGTATATTTGTTGTGCCTGAGTATGTTTGGTTACCATCATTATTGGCTCTTGGGGCATGTCCGGCAAACTCTATTTGTCCCCAATATTGTTCGTTTGTTGCGGCGCCTGTTCTCCAAACATCTGCTTGTCCTATTAGGTTAGTTTGTATACCACCAATACCGTCACCTTTTATTTTAACTGGGGTGGTTGTCGCAGTTGAAGATACAAGAGTTGTTATTACGTTACCAGTGTGCGTTCCTGCGGAGTTACCTGTTAAGTTACCAGTTACATCACCTGTTAAGTTACCAGTAACTGCTCCTGTAACTGCTCCTGTATGCGTTCCTGCGGAGTTACCTGTTAAGTTACCTGTAACATCTCCTGTTAAGTTACCTGTTACATCTCCAGTAACAGCACCTGTAACTGCTCCTGTATGTGTTCCTGCGGAGTTACCTGTTAAGTTACCAGTTACATCACCGGTTAAGTTACCTGTTACATCTCCAGTAACAGCACCTGTAACTGCTCCTGTATGCGTTCCTGCTGAATCACCTGTTAAGTTACCTACTAAAGCAGTTGATGTTATTGAACTAAATGCTGTTGCTACACCTCCTGTTATAGAACCAGTGCCATCTGTTATTGTGGTTCCTGTTAGTGTGCCAGTTACGTCTAGACTGTTAGTTGTAGCAAACTTGTCTGCTGTTTCATTCCAACTTATATTTGCGTTTGCTAAACCACTACCACTTCTATCTACAGTAATAAAGGCATCTCTTGCCGTAGCATTACCATAGTTTAAAACTATTTTGTTATCTTGTAGTAATAAATCTACTTTGTTTACAACATCTAGATTACCATTAACTTCCATGTTACCGGCCACTGTGATAGTGTTACCTGTTTTAGGTGTTAAATGATTTGTTATGACATGTCCACTAGTGCTGATGTTACTTGTAACACTACCACTACTTAATCTGCTATCTACTCTAGCATCTGTGTAGTATAAGTTTGTGCCTTCAGTTAAGTTTGCTGTATTTTTAGTAGCAAGTCTTGTATCAAAATCTGTATTTTGTCTTGCTGTTGTATAGTAAAGATTACTTGATCCTTCTGTTAAATCGTCTGTGGTTTTACCAGTAAATAAAGCACTACTGCTTATGCTTATAACACCTGTGCTGTTATCGTATAAAGCAGGTGATGTAGCACTAATACTACCTCTTGCTCTTGCTGTGGTAAAGTATTCATTGCTACCTTCAGCAATATTACTTGTTGTTAATACTACTGTTCCTGTTTGCCCATTGACACTATCTAC